TACGTTTGGAGAAACAACAATAAAGTTTGCTCCACCTCTCATAGTCAATTGGTGAATTTTGTTAGATACCTTTTGTAATTTGATACCTAAAGTTTGATACCAAGTGCTCTTAGTATAAGCTGAAGCAGCTGCTGCGTTAGAGTCAATTGAGAATCCGTTACCATTCCAATCGTATCCTACTTTTGAAGACCAGTAGTCAGTTGTGAATGCGTTTTGTTGTAACATTTCTAAGATTTCTAAATCGATTTCTAAAGAGATGTATTCAGACAACATTTGAGTCAATTCCGCTTCTGCATCAACAGAGTGGTATGCGTTCAAATCCTGTGCTAATTCTGGAGTCCAAATTGCTTTTAACTTACGAGTCTTAGCAACGATTGGCTCAGATTTCAATTCTAATTCGATTTCAGGAATTGCTAAATCAGCTCCTCTATCTTCGAAATCTCCACGAGAGATATCAGTTGGTTGTACGTGGTATGCTAAAGAAGCACCATTTCCACCTGCTGAACCTGTACCAGTCACAGTTGCAACGAATTCTACGTTAGCACCATTCTTAGTAGTGTATTGAGGGAAGAAAGTTGAAGAACCTGAAACTAAAGATAATTCAAATGCTCTTACACCATTGAAATCAGCATCTGCTGGCAATGCAACACTTACTTTTTTCAATGTGTTTGCTGCGAATGAAGCAGAAACAGTAGAGTTTGATAAATCCCAATCAATATCTGCTAAAGAAGCAGAAGCAACAGTTGCAGTAATAGCAGAAGTTGAGTTATTGATTGTGTATCCGAAACGACCTGCGCCGTATAAACCACCTTCAGCTGCTTGAGTAGAACCCAATTTGTTACCTGATGGAGATTGAGAATCTTTACCGAAAGTTCCACCATTACCAAATAATGAAGAACCTGTAAAGTTTGGATTACCAGCTGGGTTTGAACCATATTTGAAATCCATATAGAAAATAAGACCTGAAGGTAAGTTCATAGGTTGTACTGAAACGAACTCTTTAGAAGCGATAGAACCAAAGATTCTTCTTACTAAAGGTAACGCAACACCAGCCCACTCTTCAGAACCTGAAGATGTACCTGTTCTTGTAGCCTCATCTAATAATTGTTTTGCTTGGTTTTCTAACATTACTGCCATACCATGCTTGCTTGTATCAGAACCTGCGTTCTCCAACAAACCTGTTTTTTCCCACTTTGCTTTCAAACCTCTAGTTTGCTCAAGCATAATGCTTTGTGGGTTAGCGCCGTTCATTAATTTTTTTAAGTCCATTTTGAATGAATTTATTTTTTTGTTGTTAATTACTTAATAATACCTGCTAATTTTTTAAATCTATCAGAAATCTGAGCCGATTCAGTAATTACTGCTTTAGCTACCGCCGGTTTAGTAGATTTAACTACTGTACTAGCGATTCCTTCTTTGATTGATTTTTTAGCGTTTTTGTTAGTTGAAGTATATTTGAAGTTCTCTGCTAATGTAGAGAATACCAATTTAACCTCTCTTACCGATTTAGTTCTATCTAAAGTTTCAATTACCTTAACTTTTTGTTCGTTAGTCATATTATGAGCTCTGAACAATTTGTTAGCGAATAATAATTTTGCGTTTAACAAATTAACTTCGTTGATAGTTCTTTGTAATGATTTGATAGTAGTGTACGCTTCTTCTAATTCAGCTTCTTTTTCTGATTCTTCAGCTTCGTCCATTTTCTCTTCGTCACCTTTCATATCAGCTTCCATTTCTCTTAAAATTTCTTCTAAGTCAACTTCGTCTGATTCTTCTTCAGCTTCGTTAGTTACAACTACTTTAGGTGTTTCTCCTTTGTCAGTACCTGCTTCAGAACCATCTGCTAAGTTTTCGTTAGCTGCGAATGGATTTTCTTCTTCAGAACCTTCTTCAGAACCTTCTTCGTCATCTCCTAATTGAGCTTCTAATTCTCTGATGATTGCTTCTAAGTCCATATCATCTTCTGACTCTTCATCATCAGAACCCATGTCCATTGAACCATCACCCATATCAGAATCCATGCCCATGTCATCCATGCCCATTTCTTCTTCACCTTCAGCTTCTGTTGCTGCAAAAGGATTTTCTTCTTCAGAACCTTCTTCGCCTTCTAATTCAGCTAATCTCGCTTTTAATTCAGCGATTTCGGCATCCTTTTCAGATGAATCTGATTCCATTCCCTCTTCTTCGTTGATATCTGCTACTTTTTTGAAATCGGCAACTTGTGCACCCGGCTCGCCAGATGTTGTTTCAGTTGAACCTGCTTCAAATTCAGTATCAGCATCTAAAGATGGTACAGATGTAGAAGAACCGATTCCTGTTGAATCTAATTCTTCATCTACTTGCTCTTCATCGCCTTCCATTTCAGCTTCAGCTCTTAACTTTTGAGTTAACATAGACTGTAGTCTTGGTGTAAAGGCTTCTTCTAAAGCAAGCTTTGCGTTAGCTAATGCAGTTTCTTTAACCGCTTTAGCATCTGCGATTGCTTCTTTTAACAATTTTGAATTTGCCATTTTTTAAATGAATTTTGTTCCTGTGAAGTTATTGTAATTTGGAACTTCAATGATATTTTGTTGGTTGTTCGTTCACGCCTTATAGAGAAGGGTATTCATTAACCAACGAATAGTAATAAAAAAAATCCTATATAAGATAGGATATTCGAAAATAAATATATAATTTTTTTAGAAAACTAAAGAAATTAATGATTTTTATTAAAAAACTTTATAATTTTTGCTTGTATATAGCTTGTTGTTTTTGAAATCTCTTAGAAATAGAAGGTTTTTCAAATTCCTTTCTATCTCTAAGTTGTTCAATTTGCTTAACGTTTTTTACTTTATATTTGTAAACTTTTAGTGCTTTTTCGATGTTTCCATCGTTTACATCAATAATCAACATAAGTTTATTGATGATTTACTAACTTATATTTGGTAGAGTATAATAACTCTTCAATTGTATCGATTTGATTTTGTAAGTAAGATGCTTGTAATTTTTCATCCTTTCTTAACTTATCCAATGCTGCACATAATTTATCAAAATATCCAATTATGTTTTTAATATCACAATTGGTATCTAATCCACTAACTGGTTGGAATTTTATCAAACCATATTTTCCTTGGTATGATTCTACCAAACCATCGATAATACCACCAATTCCATCGTAATACTCACCCAATGCCATATGAGCCGAATGTGCTCCAACACCCTTAACTCCTAAATGAAATGTATGTGCTTGTGTTCTACTATGTAAAAATAATGATGCTAATTGTTCCATTCTATTTATTTTATTATTTATTATGTCCTCCACAACCACAATTGTGTTGTTCATTACATCCGCAATTTGATTTACCTTCTTTTAATCCCAATCTCTGTCTCATAACATCTTCGGAAACATCTGCTATTTCAAAGTATCTATTTAATACGTGTCCCATATCTTCATATAGTGCTTCCATTCTTTGTTCTTGTGCTTTTGCTTCTAATGCTTCTTTTTGGAATTTTTCGTGCAATGATTTTAATTCTTTCATATTACGTTTAATAGTAACTCTATCAAACCAATCACCACCTTCTCTTAAAGTATATTCTTGTGCTGCATCTGCGATACCGCCTAAAGTTTCAGCAATAGTTCTAATATCTGATTTTCTATCCATTTGCTCTCCAAATTGGCCAAATGTAGAAATTATTTCTAAGAAATGTTTTTTGATTTCGGTAGGAAGTTGTTGTAACTTATCTTCCTCATTTAGTAAATCTTTTAACCTTATCATCTTTTTTATATTAGTTTAATTCAATTATAATTTCTCTCATCAAATCTTGCGAACGGCACCATTTACCACATTCATCTGCAATTTTAGCCCATTGCTTAGATTCGTTCATAGGAGCCATAAATGCTCCATGCGTAGAAGGATTTGATACAAAATCCCATCCAACTAATTCAAAGTCCTCCTGAACCATTACAGTCCCGTCTGATAACTCTTTAACCGAACCTAATCCTCTCGATGAAATACCTAAACGAATATTATTTTTTAATAGTTCTCTAAGAATGTTTCCCGATGGAGTTGATAGTATCTCTACTACTCCACATACATCATCGCCTTCCCAATAGATTTCTCTAATGTTATGAGATACGTTCTTTAAATTGATTACGGGAGAATCTGGGTGGTCTAATTCACCCAATGCTCTTCTCTCCTTAATAAGTTGTTCGTATTTCTTACACTCCCTTTCTAAGATTTCTTTAGGATATCTTCTATGATTTTGATTTGGAGCACCTGCTCTTTGTAGGATACCTTTAACTAAGTATGTACCGTTATCCTGCTCAACGAGTTTAGCTTCAAACAAATGGGTCTCTATTAATAATCCTTTATTCATTTATTTTATATCTTTTTTTATCTTTTCGGCTGCCCTATCCATTAATCCTTTATCTTCCCAAGCTTTTACTAAAGCTATTTTTAAATAATTTCTTAATTCCGTTTCATCCAATTCACCATTTGTACTATCCGATGTTTTTATTATCTGCGTTTGTACATATCCCAATTTTACAATCCTATCGGCAACTGCGTTACTAATTCCATCGTTGTTATCCATTAATTTAGCTATATCATTCATAGCTTGTTTATTATTGGATATAGATTCTAATATCTTAGCAACGGCTTTTTTATATTTTTCGTTACCATTTATATAGTTTCCTACCTTTTTAGCCAATTCATAAATAAAGTAGATAACTACTTTACCTAATATAGCTAAGGTTATAGTTGCGAGTATTCCTTCAACTACACCTTCGTTAACTATTTTTTTTTTTGAGCCATTTTATTAAATGCCTCCTTTAATCCTATTTTATCGGATATATCTGATATTTCATCATAATCCGTATCCCTTAATGCTCTTTCAATTTCTCTTCTACTTGCATTTGTAGATGCGGTTGCTGCGGCTGATATTTTCTTTTTACCAAATGAACCAGCTTTATCATACAACTTCATAATTGCTTTGAAATGCCAATCGTTAGTTCCCACTTCATCTTTAGCTCTTAATGCTGCCAAATCCGAACCTTCGATTTCACCATCACCATCTACATCAATTTTCTTTTGTCCTGCGGTTAGTTCAGCTTCATTATACCCTCTTAATCTACCTTCCGATTTTGCTTTGTATGCCGTATCTACCGCATTAAAGAATTTCTTTTTTTCATCATCAGACATAGAAGTAATGCTTTTACCACTCTTATCTAACATATGTTTAAATAATTGTTGATAATCGTTTTCTTCTTTTACTACCTGTTTAACGAATTCTTTTAGTTGAGATATTTTCATTATTCTGAAATTTGTCTTATTTTTTGGTCTAATTTTAATAATCGTTCCTTTATACTATAAATATGACCATTTGTTCTTTTCCAATAACTTTTATTATCTACTCCACTTTCATTCTTAATTTTTCCGTACCAATTAAGAAAAGTTTCCATCTCTGCTAATTGCTTATTTATATTAGAGATACCTTTTCCTATTTTAGATTGTGCAGAAGATTCATCTTTTTTTAATTCTAACCAACGATTTTCTCTAACTACACTATATCCAGTCAAATCAGCTTGTCTTTTTCCTTTTGTTTTTTCATTTTCAGGCTTACCAAATGCAAATGGAGTATTATACGGCCCAGCTGCATCAGAACCACTCATCTCATCAACTTTTAATTCAGCATCCTTATACATACCACTAACCTTTGCATCCAATTCTGCTGAAAGTTTTTTCTTTTGTGCAGTTAGTGCTTTAAGTTTTTGTACATATTGTTTTTCTTGTGGAGTTCCTTTGGATTGTTTATATCCTTCTAAGTTTTGCTGAATAGCATCTAAGGTTTTAGCATAATCGGTTTGAATAGCTCTTACTGAACGTAATTCAGCTAACACCAT